CGTCTGCAAGCGTACGCAACTCGCTACCAGTGGAAAAACGGCTTGGTCGTTAAAGATTGGCGCTACGTTGTTCGCATCTGCAACATCGACGTGTCTGACTTGATCGGTCAAACTGGTACACAGGCTGCCTCTGCTGCGACTAACATCGTTAAGCTGATGGCTCGTTCTTTGTATCGTATTCCTAACATGGCAATGGGTCGTGCAGCGTTCTACATGAACCGTACTGTTCACTCTGGCTTGAGCATCGCTGCTCTTGACAAGAGCCAATACGTTCTGAAGATCAATGAAGGCTTGAGCCAATTTGGCACGCCATATAGCTGGTTGTCATTCTTGGGCGTTCCTCTTCGCCGTGTTGATGCCATCATCAACGCTGAAGCTGTAGTGTCCTAATCGAACCATTAACTGAAAGGAATTCAACATGATTACCGATAAACTCTTACGCGTGTCAACTGACCAGGCATTGACTACCACTGCCGTATCAACCGACACAATCGACTTGTCTATTGCCCGCGATATGGGTGAAGGCCAAGAACTGTTCATGAACTTTGCTGTGACTGCTGCTCTTACAGGCGGCACATCTGTAAAGTTTGAAGTGATTCAGTCAGCTTCTGCTGACTTGTCATCTCCAACAGTTATTGGCAGCACTGACGCAGTTGTTACAGCATCTTTGGTTGCTGGTTACAACACTGCTGTTCGTGTTAACCCACAGATCGGCTCTAGAGGCCAACGCTACATCGGCGCACGCTACACAATCTCTGGCACATACAGTGCTGGTACTGTGACTGCTGACGTTGTTGCAACAATCCAGGACGGCAAGAAGTTCTACGCTTCCGGCTTCACTGTGGTCTAACAGGAGAGATAACACATGGCACAAGTTCGCGCAAAAACACTATGCTTCGTTGAAAATGGTTTACGTCATGAAGGTGACGTATTCGAGTACAACGGCCCCAAAAACACCAACGTCGAGTACCTTAAAGGCGCTCCCGTTGAGGACGATGAGGTCGAGCAAGAAGCGGCTGAAGCAACCACCAAAAAGTGGTCGCCCAAAGCCAAGCGTGCAAGCGCGGAGTAAGGCTCTGTGTAGTCCGACTTGTCGGGTACTGTAGTCAGGGGGCCGCTGGGAAACCACGGCCCCTTTTTCTCATTTAGGAGGCCGCGATGGCATCAGAAGTCGATATTTGTAACTTGGCACTTGGACATCTGGGCGACAACGCCACCGTGTCAAGCATTTCACCACCAGAGGGTTCGGCGCAGGCCGAGCATTGCTCACGCTTTTACCCTATTGCTCGAGACTCTTTGCTCGAGATGCATCACTGGAACTTCACTATGCGCCGGGTCAACCTGGCTGAAGTGACAAATTCATGGCCAGAATGGAAGCACGCATACGCGTTGCCGTCCGATTCAATCAACATCATTGCTGTGATGCCGCCAGATGCATACAACGATTACTCAACCAAGTTTGTACCAACAGACACACCAGGCTTTGCACACAACTACAGCCCAATGATTGCTGCTGGCCGTTATGTGCCGCAGCCGTTCAGCGTAGAAACAATGGCAGATGGATCTGGCGTGATTTACACAGACCAGGAAAAAGCAATGCTGCGTTATGCCGCTTATGTGACCGACACGACATTGTTCAGCCCGCTGTTCGTAATGACACTATCTTGGCAGCTTGCATCAATGCTTGCAGGCCCAATCATCAAAGGTGATGCAGGATCTGCTGAAGCCAAGCGATGCACACAGATGGCTATGGGATACTTGTCCCAAGCTGAAGTGTCAGACGCAAATCAGCGCCGCAACACGATTGAACACATCGTGCCCTGGACTTCTGGGAGATAAGCATGGCCAACACCCGCAGCTATACCCGAGCATTCTCTGGTGGCGTGATGTCGCCAGAAATGTTTGGCCGCATCGACGACGTCAAGTTTCAGACCGGGGCAGCAAAGCTTCGCAACTTTGTCGCAACACCACAAGGCCCGGCCGAGAATCGCCCTGGCTTTTCTTTTGTGCGTGAGGTCAAGGACAGCACCAAGCAGACGCGTTTGATCCCGTTCACATACTCGACTACCCAAACGATGGTGATCGAGATGGGAGAGGGCTACATTCGATTCCATACTCAAGGCGGCACGCTTTTGTCTGGCGGCTCTCCGTACGAGATTGCAAACCCTTACACGCAAGGCGACTTGTTTGACCTTCACTACGTTCAATCTGCTGACATTCTGACCTTGGTGCATCCAAACTATGCGCCGCGTGAGTTGCGTCGATTGGGCGCTACCAACTGGACGCTGACAGCAATTAACTTTGCAACACCGATTGCAGCACCAACTGGCTTGAGTGTGTCCAGGTACATCCCTGCATCGGCATCAGTCAATGCTGACACCTACAACCAAATGGATTATGTAGTCACAGCGGTGGCCGCGGACGGCATCAGCGTGTCCCCAGCCTCATCTTCTGCCGGCGTGTCGACCAACATCTATGTGACCGGTGCTTACAACACGATCACCTGGTCTGCTGTGTCTGGCGCTGCCAGGTACAACGTCTACAAAAAGCTGGGCGGCATCTTTGGCTACATCGGCAACACGACAACCACAACAATGATCGACGACAACATCAGCCCAGACCTTGGACTGACGCCTCCGATCTACGAAACAGAATTTGCAAGCACAGGCAACTACCCTGGCGCGGTGTCCTACTTTGAGCAGCGCCGCTGCTTTGCTGGATCAGTCAATGAGCCACAGAAGATCTGGATGACCAAGTCAGGAACTGAAAGCGACTTGAGCTATGGCCTGCCTATTCGCGACGATGATCGGATTGAATTCCGCGTTGCTGCGCGTGAGGCCAACACCATTCGCCACGTTGTGCCATTGACCCAGTTGATCTTGTTGACCGGATCTGCCGAGTGGCGCGTGTCGTCTGTTAACTCGGACGCGATCACGCCGACATCAATTTCCGTTCGACCACAGTCGTACATCGGTGCATCGAATGTTCAACCGGTGATCATCAACAACTCATTGGTGTACGGTGCAGCCCGTGGCGGCCACATCCGTGAGCTTGGTTACTCTTGGCAGTCCAACGGCTTTATCACCGGCGACTTGTCCATCCGTGCAGCACACTTGTTCGACACCTACGACATTGTGGATATGTGCTTTAGCAAAGCGCCGCAGCCGCTGATCTGGTTTGTCTCAACGTCTGGCAACTTGCTTGGCTTGACCTACATCCCAGAGCAGCAGATTGGGGCATGGCATCACCACGACACCGACGGCACCTTTGAGTCATGCACATGCGTGGCCGAAGGCAATGAGGACGTGCTTTACGTCATCGTCAAGCGCTTGATCAATGGCAGCTACAAACGCTACGTCGAGCGCATGGAGACACGCGAGATCACAACCCTCGACAAATGCTTCTTTGTTGACTCTGGCGCAACATACAACGGCACAAACACCACAGCGGTGACCATGACTGTGAGCGGTGGCACAACCTGGGGGCCAGCAGATACGCTGACCATCACAGCAAGTGCTGCCAAATTCACAGGCACTGGCGACATCAATGACGCGATTGTGCTGACAGACTCTGCCGGCATCTTGTACAAGTTGCGGATCGTTGGCTACACCTCAAGCACAGTGGTCACAGCACGCGTGGATAAGGTCTTGCCGGCCGAATTACGCAGCACTGCTACCGCGGTATGGAATTTTGCACGCAACAGCATCAGCGGCTTGTCATGGCTCGAGGGCAAAACTGTCTCGATCCTGGCTGACGGCGCAGTTCATCCGCAGCGAGTGGTGACCAGTGGCACAGTGAATTTGGAAGTGGCCGCTAACATTGTGACTGTCGGGCTGCCGTATGAGTCCGACTTGCAGACTTTGCCTTTGGCATTGCAGATCGATGGATTTGGCCAAGGACGCTACAAGAACATCAACAAGGCATGGCTGCGCGTTTTCCAATCGTCAGGCATCTTTGTTGGCCCAGACGACAAGAACTTGGTTGAAGCCAAACAGAGAACGAGTGAGCCGTATGGCACGCCGCCTGCGCTCAAGTCCGATGAGATCCTTGTCATGCTGACGCCTACCTGGGCGGCATCTGGCCAGGTTTACATTCGACAGCAAGACCCATTGCCATTGACCATCGTCGGACTGACTCTAGAAGTCTCTGTTGGTGGGTAATGGTGCCCGTATGAAAACACGCCGCCGGTATGGTGGCAACAAAGCTGGAGAGATATTGTGGAGCAAACATCAACAATCGAGGTGATTTATGTCTAGTGGATTTGGATTAAAAGTTCCTAGCACTATGCTCGGCGGCGACCTTGGTAGCGGCACTTGGGGCATGGGTTCAACTACATCAAGCTTCAACTTGCCATTTTCTGCAAGCAGCGAGACTCAAAAGTTTGCCAACGACATGAAGACCTATGGCCCGGTGATTGGTATCGCCGGCGCTATTGGTCAAATTGCTGGCGCTTATTACGGGGCAAAAGCTCAACAGTACCAACTGGATTCGCAGGCCATGAGCTTGCAATTCCAGAAAGACATTGCAGGCATCAATGCCAGGCAGGCTGAAGTCACCGCTCAAAGCATCTTGCGTGCAGGCGAACAGCAGTCCGCGGCACTCACCATGAAATACGGCAAAGCCAAGGGGTCACAACGGGCCGCTATGGCTGCAAGTGGTGGCGTCATAGGTGAAGGTAGCTACCAGGCTGTTGAAGCCACCAATGACCTTATGAAAGAGATTGACGTGTTGCAGATCAATGCCAACACCGTTCGATCAGCAGAGAACGCACGCACCCAGGGCCAGAACTACAAGACCCAGGCTGCTATGTACGGCATCAGCGCAAACAACGCAAGTGCATCTTCGGCTTCAATCAATCCGTTTGCGGCCGCCGGCACAAGTTTGCTGACAAGCGCAACCTCATACGCAAACACGATCTATCGCGACAAGATGATGGATCGATTGCTTGCAAGACAAACGTAAGGGGTAAGAAATGCCAATCGTCCCAATTATTGACGCACCAACAGTAGATCCTCAAGTCAGAGACGCACAACCGTTTGTAGCGCCTGGCGTTGAGCCAATGAAGAACTTTGCTCCCGAGCAAATTTCAAAACAAGGTGCTGCTGTACAAACCGCTGGCCAAACCATGATGAAGGTCGGCGAGATGATTCAAGACCAGATCGATGACGCCAACACAAAGGCTGCTGACTCCTGGTACACATCACAAGCGCAAAAGGTTTTGTTTGATCCACAAAGCGGATACCTCAACTCCATTGGCCTCAAAGCAAAAGACGGGTACTTGCCAACGCAAGAGGCGCTGACAAAGCTGCGAACCGATGCAGAGGTTGCTCTGACAAACGATGTGCAAAAGCGCATGTTTGCTCAAGTAGCAGCAAAGCATGAAATCAATTTTTCAACACAGATGGACAACCATGCTGTGAAGCAGATCCGCGTATACGCTGCCGGCGAATCAGAAGCCCGTGAAAAGCAATACGTTGACCTGGCAATTGCTGATCCTGTTGGCCGCGCAAACTATGTGGCCACAGCAGTTCAAGAAGCAAACGATCGCGCAGATCTTTTTCAGTTGCCGGCCGACAGCGCACAGCGCAAAGCAATGGTGCAGGGCGCGTATCAATCTGTTCACGTTGGCGTGGCCAATGACATGATGCTGAACAACAAGTTCACTGATGCCAAGTCGTATCTGGATAAAGCGTTCAAAGACAACCAGATGGACAACAAGACATATCAGACATTAAGCAAGCAAGTTGATGCTGGTTACCGCAAAGAAAAGGCTGTCACTTTAGGCGACGCAATCTTTAAGTCTGGCCAAGCGCTTGACGCTATAGACCCCGCCACCGTGATTGACTATGTGATCAACAAGCACGAAGGCGGGTATGTTGCTGACGATGCTGGCGCTGGCCCAACCAAGTACGGAATCAACGGCAAAGCAAACGGCTTGTCGCCAAAGCAAGTTGAGAACCTGACACTTGACCAGGCACGCGACATCTATCGCAAAAAGTATTGGAATGCCATTGATGCTGACAAGCTTGACCCAAGCATTCGCGCAATCGCTTTTGACACAGCCGTCAATCAAGGTGTGCCGATGGCCAAAAAGCTGATTGAGCAATCTGGCGGCGACGTATCAAAGTTCGCGCAGCTTCGCAAAGAAGAGTACGCAGCCCTGGTGGCCAAGAACCCAACCAAATACCAGAAGTATGAAAAGGGCTGGATGAATCGCGTCGACGACTTTGAAGCTTCAGCACAAGGCAAGTCGCAATCATTGTCGGCCATGCTTGCACGCGCTGACAGCATTCCGGATCTAGAAGATCGCGAGATGACACGCAGCCGAAT